TTTTTCTCAATAGAAAAATGAAAATCAACGAACAGACCTTCACTTTTGAAGAGTGCTGCACCCACATTAAGGGCAGTTATTTGGAGGACGACAGTAAGCGCTGGCACGACACTGACCTTGTTGAGGTCAACAACCAGACACCGAGATGGAAGCAGTCTGTCAGCGCTGCTCTAAGCTTCTTCAGTGATAAAGAAATGGTGAGCTTTGTTCACCGTCGCAACCTCTGGATCATCATCCCTCTATGAAAGAGATCAAGCTGCGCATCCCCGAAGACGATCTGGCAATGCTGGAGATCGAAGCCAAGGCTGGGAAAACTACCAGAGCGGAACTCATCCGCAGCCGCATACGCACCGGCTCTAAGGCTTCTTCGATCACGATCGAGGACTTTCAACGCCTGATCACCAAGGTGGTTCGCACTTCTGGAGTCGCGATACCCCGCCCCCAGGTCGAAACCCTTGTGGCAACGGTGGTTGCGGTACTCAATCGGTAAGCCAGCCGCGCTTGTGCATCTGGCGAAGTGTTGCTTGTTGTGCCAAGTACAACCTGAACGAGTCGAGTGCCATAGAACGGAGCAGATCCAGGTCTTCACATTCCTGGATTTCCCGTTTTGTGCGCTCGTACAAAAACTGTCCCTGCAGATCCACCTGATTTCCGCAATTATTTAATTGTGACTAAGCCTTTCTTCATGTGGAGAGTCTTCATAAAAATTACAGGGTTGTGGTACGCAGTCGAGTTACGCGCCAGGTACACACTCTTCACGTTGAGGCTGGCAGTGCGTATGGGGCTCTTATGGCTGCGCTGGAAGCTTTCGGAAGCCCTTGTACGCCCGTTTCGATCCTCCCTGCAGAAGACGCACCAGACTGAGCTAACGGCGAGGAAAACCGTGCGCACAGTCAGGCTCTACTTCTACGAGACCGATGACGTAGCGGCGGACGGTCCGATGGCAGTGGTCCGCTACACCGCCTACAACGAGCTGGAAGAGGTTTTGGCCGTGCAGCAGCTGAGCTACCTAGACGATGAGGAGGGTTTCCAAGACCTGGAGCGTGACGTGCAAGACGCTCTCAACAACTGCCTTGACGTCATCATCTACACCGATCGGGAGCCGACGGCCTTTCCCGTGATCAAGGACTACCTACAAGTCTGAGGCTGTGCTACTGTAACGGGGTCAACTGGTCCACCATCCATGGCCAACATTTTTGACTCTGTCGTTTTTGACGGCTACTCGCTTGTCGTCACCGCTTACGTCGAGGACGCCGTTCAGGTTGCGCCTGCAACGCGCTTCGATCCACCCGCTTTTGGCACTGCTCTGTGCCGTTGTTCAATGCCGTGGGACGAAAGTTACGGCGATCCCCCGCTGCACAGCTCCCATTTGCTGATGGGCTTGGCTGAGGCTTATGACGAGTGGGAAGCTATCCACCCTGATGACCTCTGATGAAGCCCTTCGTTTTTTGTGCGCTCGCCGTCGCTTTCGGCATCATCACGCTCCAGTCCGTTAAATCCCACCATGCCCATCCGGAAGAGACCTGCCACCAAGGCATCGAAGTCGTCCCCTACCCCCTTCGTTGATCTGGTCAACCATCCGCCTCACTACACCCAAGGGGGGATTGAGTGCATCGACGCCATCCGGGCTTCGATGAGCAAAGAGCAGTTCCTCGGCTACTGCAAAGGCAACAGCCTGAAGTACCAGTGGCGCTACGAAGCCAAGGGTGGCGTCGAGGATCTGAAAAAAGCCAAGTGGTATCTGGATCGCATGATCCAAGAAATCCAAGGCTAGTCTGCTACACTAACAACGTTCCAAAGGTCCACCACACATGGCCAACATCAACGAAATGGACATCGACCAGCTGCTGTATGCGTTCCAGCAGCGGATGCACATCCTGATCAAACGCGAGGCTGCCAAGCCCCAGGGCTACGAGCACTACTTCCTCGATGAGATCGAGAACGAGCTGATGCCCGTCATCGACCACATCGTCGACTACGAACCCTCTGACGACGAAATCACTGCCAGCTACGGCAGCGGTGGCAGCTACGTCAAAGAGAACGCTCTCCTCGGTGTCATGGAGCGCCGCTGATGTCCGACTACACCGTTCACATCGGCATCGAACACCTTTCGGAGTTGGACACATGTGTCTCACTCGCGGTGGATACGGAGACGCTCCAGCTCCAGCCGGAGAAGGGAAAGCTGCGGTTGATTCAGCTCGGCAGCCTGGCTCGTAAAACGATTGTCCTGATCGATTGCTTCGATTTGGATGACGTTGGCTGGGGCAGGCTTCGCCATTTCTTCCGCAATGGCGAGCGTTTTTGGTTGGCGCACAACGCTGTGTTTGACCTTGGCTGGTTGCAGGAGCACAACCTGCACCCGCGTGGTCGGATGCGGTGCTCAATGATCGCCAGCAAGCTCCTCTACAACGGAATACCAAACCTCAAGCATTCGCTCGCGCATGTCGTGAAGCGGGTGTTTAACGAGGATTTAGATAAAGAGCAGCAGGCTTCAGACTGGGGCGCTCCAGTGCTCTCCCAAGAGCAGCTTGAGTACGCGGCAAAGGATGTCGTTGCTTTGTTGGAGTTGGACGCTCCACTCGATCACAGACTTGCTGAGGAGGGGCTGTCCAAGGCTTTTGCTTTGGAGTGTCGGGCGTTGCCAGCGATGGCAGCGATGTGGCGCACCGGCTTGCCCTGGAACGCAGACGCTCTTCAAGACCTTAAGGAGGATTATGAGTTCGACATCCAAGAACTCGGAAAGGAGTTTGTTTGGAAGCTGGATGAGGCTTTGCCAGAAGACAGTAAGTTGCCTCGCCTCAATGACGGGTCTTTCAACCTCAACCCCAGAACAGAGGGTTCAGTCCGTCTCGGTACGAAGGTCTACGCCGGATTCAACCTCAACAGCCCAAAACAACTGATTGATAATTTCACGGCATTGCTGGGTGAGCCTCCGGTCGATCCGAAGACAGAACGACCCAGCGCCTCTAGGGCAGCGCTGAAGAACTACGCCGCCGACCACGAGGTAATCGCAATTTATCTCGCTTGGAAGAAGGCGGAAAAGCGACGTCAGATGGTCGAGTCAATTCAAGAAAAGCTCGGCCCCGATGGTTTTGTGCGTGCCAGCTACCTGCAGCTAGGGGCCGAGACAGGTCGGATGTCCTGCATCAAGCCCAACAACCAGCAGATCCCAAGGGATGAAAACTTCCGCGCTTGCGTGGAGGCGCCTGAAGGTTGGGTTTTGATTGACGCTGACTTTGGGCAGATGGAGCTGCGCTTGGCTGCGGCGGTTGCCCAGGACGAGCGCATGACTAAAGCGTTCCAGGACGGGGAAGATCTGCACACAGTTACCGCTGCTGCTCTTGGTTGTGATCGGCAGATTGCCAAGTCTGCAAACTTCGGTTTGCTGTATGGCTCTGGGGCCAAGGGCTTGCGGAATTACGCCGGTGCGATGGGTGTTCAGATCACGCTTGAGGAAGCGCAGACCATCCGCCAACAGTGGCTCGATACCTACTACGGCATCTATGAATGGCAACGTTCCAACGCCTTGGCTGCGGATAACACCAAGGGTGATCCCTGGGCAGAGGTGCGCATTCCGGTCACTGGTTTTCGGCGCTTTTTGCCCGGTGACATGAACCGCCTAACCGTTCGGTGCAACACCCCAATCCAAGGTGCTGGTGCGGCCATCCTTAAATGTGCTCTCGGTGGTCTGTGGCCTCACCTTCTTGAGGCCGGCGAGGAGATCGCCAAGATTGCAGCCGTCGTCCATGACGAGGTTGTCCTCCTCGTCCGCGAAGGTTACGAAAACCGATGGGCGGAAATTCTTAAGGATGAGATGGAGAAGGCTGAATCCAAGTGGCTAGGCGAGATTCCGGCCCTCGCTGAAGTACATGTCGGCAAAACCTGGAGCGAGGTTCATTAAGCGTTCCAGCGCAGGTGGCTTGGCGTCTCCAAAATCCTGGAGGCGCTTTTTTGTGGCTGGATGGTGAGCGTGTATCGGGACGGCGATGGGTGGTGGTTTATTACGGAAGCGGATAGAACGCGGTACTACACTTCACTAGCTGAGGCCATGGCCGCCGCTTATGCCTGCGAAGACGGGAAGGCAGCTGGTCATGGAGTGGCTGCAAGCGGAAATCACTAAAGCCACCACGGCAGATCTTCAAAGGGCTGCGTCCTTTCTTCAGTTCGCTCGCGACGTTCGCAAGGGCTGCACCAAGCAGCGCGGACGTTCCAGGCGGGCTCAAGCGAGCGCGTGGCGTAAGAACGTTGATGATTCGATCGCTTGGTAGCACAGAAGTGGTAAGCTGCTTGTACTAGAGCAGCGGTTCATGGCGCAGATTCACGGACGGAAAGCCTATTTCCAGGTTTTGCTGGATCCGCATCGTGCTGCGCTGATCGAAGCGGAGGCTGAGAAAGCCGGTATCCGTTCCACCGCTTGGATTCGGGATGCCGTGTACTCGGTGCTGGAGCGTAAGCTGCCGGCGTCGGTTTACAAGGAAGCTGTTGCTCAGGACGATGCTTCTTGGAAGGCTTCTGTGCGTCGCCGGGTGGAAGGACGAACAAAACCTAAGGAAATCGAAAAAGATTCTGAAAACTGACCCAGCTACGGACGCTAAAGCACTATTCTATCGGGGTTAAAAATTTCCCGATGCGCTTCGCTTTGCGGATGCCGGGGCCTGTGCCCCAATTCCTTGCTGCTTGCTACGAACCAGCTCAGTCAGGCATTCTTTTTACTACAAAAGCGGAGGATGCTTGTTCCTACACGAGTATTCAAAAAGCCGCGACAGTTGCCAAAACCATCCGTAACAAGGTTGGATTTACTGCAGAAGTAACGGTGGTTGACTATTGATGGACTCGATGGGCCAATACATCGCGGACATCACGCGGTATCCGTTGCTGACGAAGCACCAAGAAATTGTGCTGGCTCGTCAGATGCATATCTGGCTGCACGATGAAAATGCCACGCCCCAGCAGAAGAGGGCGGGTAAGCGGGCTTACGAGAAGCTGATCAACTGCAACCTTCGGTTGGTTGTTTCGATTGCGAAGCGGTACGTCCAACGTTCCAAGCGCACGGATCTGTTGGACATCATCCAGGAGGGCAATCTTGGGCTGGCTTACGGGCTTAAAAAGTTCGATCCAGAGCGGGGTTATGCGCTGTCGACATACATCTATTGGTGGATTAGGCAAGGCATCACCCGTTATTTGGCGGGCAATGACCGGATGATCCGTTTACCGAGTGGGGCGTGGGAGATCCTCAACAAAATTCGCTACTGGATTCCGCAGTTCCAGGCTGAGCACAACCGCACCCCGACCATCCAAGAATGCGCTGAATACTGTAATACAACCGAGAATCGGATGCGGGGGTACATGATGCACCTCGCGGACTGCAGTAGCTCTGATGCGCTGATTACTAACGCCAGGAACGATGCGGATACGCGCCTGATTGATGTGATTGCTTGCGACAATCCGGGGCCGCTTGACCTGCTCGAATGGTCGCTCGGGACTGAATCGCTGGATCGTTTGTTGAGCACACTAAAGCCCGAAGACGTGGATATGCTCAACCGTTATTTCGGGATGAACGGGCAGCCGGCTGCTAATTACAGCGAGATTGGACGGCACTACGGCGTTACCCGTGAGAGCGTTCGACAGCGCATCGGCAAAGCACTTTTGAAGTTGCGCCTACATTCCGCTGGTATCAGCGTGAAAAACGCGGCGTAGCTATGACCATTGATCAGGTGCAGCTGACCACTGGGCAGTGGGAAAATTTTTGGCACTACTACAAGGGCGAGCCACAGCAGAAGCAGGCTGTCGAGATGCTTCGGCAGTACATCAATGAAGCTGACCCCACCCTGCTGACTCAAAACGCCACTTGGGTCCAGAAGTACCGGGAACGTCCGCCCGTTCCAGCCAATAAGAATCCGCTGGATGTGCCGTATTTCAGTCAGAACGACAATGCCTCCGGTACTGGTTACAGGGAGTGCTTCAGTTCGAGCTGCGCGATGGTCGCCTCCTTCTACGGCAAGATTGATGGGGATGACGAGTACAACGACATCCGTTCGAAGTACGGTGACACCACCGATGCCAATGCCCAGATTCGCGCTTTGCGTCAACTGGGTCTCACCGCTACGTTCCACACGGATGGAAATCCAGACCGACTTAAAGACCTCATTGATCAAGGCATCCCTGTCCCTTGCGGCTGGTTGCATCACGGCAGTGTCTCTTATCCTTCTGGTGGGGGCCACTACAGCGTTGTTGTCGGATACAGGGACAACGTCTGGATCCACAACGATCCGAACGGAGTAGCCAACCTCTATGCAGGTGGTTACACAAACGATCTGTACGGCTACAGAAACGAGTATTCCGCCCAGAATTGGCTTCCGCGTTGGGAGTGCGATGGCCCCAGCACGGGTTGGTACATGCTGATTACTGAATGAAAAGGCAAAAGCTTCACCTTGGTCCAGCGACGACTATTGAGACTGGAAGAGATGCGTCAGGCCGCTTTTGGATTGCCTACGCAAAGGGTGCCTCGATGTTTTTTCGTGAGGCAACCGATGTCCGTCGCTGGCTGAAACTGCCGAAGGGAATTCCGTCACGCGACAGCTTTGATAGCTGGATCGCAAGCCTGGCGGACTTTGACAAAGAAAAAGGGGCCGCCCAAGACCCCTC